GGATAGATTTTCGTTTAAAGGGTTTCCAATCACGCTTATGAAATCCAAGATCCAGAAACGTTTTATAATTAATCCATCTACACTCAAACTCTTTATCCTTCAATTCTTTTTTAAGGGCGTCATCTATATCTAACGCAGTTTTAGAATCAACATAGTTTTCATCTAAAGGATTAAACCCATATTCACGGTGAGTATCTTCTATGGATTTTCGGCCCTTAGAAGTAGGTGCGTTTTCTACCTTCACCGGTGCTTCTGGTTTCTTACTCTTTTTATTAGCCTTAACTGCAGCTTTAATTTCTTTTTCCATAGTTATCTCCACTTTCCCCAAGTACCTTTACGATTTTTAACATGATTCTTAACGTTATCTCTATTGATCTTCTTATTTGTACGTTTCTCTATTTCCAGCAAGAAAGCCTCAGTTTTACTATGTAATTCCGAGCTTTTATCTTTATTCTTATCACGTTCTCCACGATCCGCATCTGACATAAACTCTCCCAAGTCTTCAGAGCCAGTACCATCATCCTTTTCTCCTCTTCTACTCATCTCAACCGTTCCTATCTCTCTTGCAGCTCTAGTTACGGCTAGTTCGTAACCAGCTCCTGTTTCTTTTAACTCATTTCCTAAAGTGTTATGGATCTCGATAGCACGCTTAGTAAGTTTTGAGTTAGTATCTGATAACTCAGGAAAATCAGCAACTAGTCTACCCATAGTTTGACCACGTTCTTCTCGTTTATCAAGATTATCCATCATCCTTTTTTCAAACTTATCTTCACGCTCGTTTGCCTTTATTTCAGCGTATCTATCAGGATCTGTATATTCTAGATCTGCTAGTTCACTCACCGAGGGCGCTGGTTTAGGTTTTTGATTCATAGCACTCAAAGAGTCAAGTACTGACTGTATCTGTTGATTAGTTTGTTTACTTTGATCTGCTATTTCTTGATTTTGTTTCTGGATATTATCGAACTTTCTATCCATCTCGGCTTTTAGATTTTTATCTTTTTCGCCTTCGTCCCCTTTGGACTTATCATCTTCTTCACTCATTTTTACTCCAATCGTAACGCGATTATCCGAGATCAACTACTAACGTAGTCGATCGTACTAACGACTTTCAAGGGCGAGCCGTAGACAACCCAACTAATACATTAAGAACTACTGTTCTTTCTTTTCTTTTTCTTCCTCTTCTTCTTACTCTGTGCCGCTAATTTCTTAGCCGCTGATATGTTAGCAAAAGCACTTGGCTTAGTAAACATCTCTTTAAGTTGCCGTCTTAGATTAATTCCGTTATCACTAGACATGCTCTTTTTTCCTTTTGTTAGTCTTTGGTGGCATCCTTAGTTTCCTTTCTCAAGTATACCTTAAAATCTATTATTGCCTTTTCTAAGGCTTTCGCGCCCTTAGTTTTACCGTGTAAATGATTCAGATCATCGTCTAAGTTAGCTTCTAAGAGGCTGTCATCTATAGGTTTTCTTAATTTTTTTACGTACTTTAAAAATACAGGCCAATCTGAAGACATCACTATTCTTTCAAGAGCTTCACGATCCTCTAAAGACATCCTCATTATTGTTCTCCTGTTTGTTGGCCCTGATTAACTGGGACTTGAGTTGCAGGTGCTCCAGGTGCGGTTTGTTGTCCACCTAGTTGAGAATTAGTCTGTGCTTGCGCTATGTTAGCTTGTTGAGCAGCAGCTTGTTGCACAGCTTGACTTAGTTGAATAGCTTGTTGCATGGTTCTAGCTAAGTTAATGGCTTGTTCTTCGCTAAACTGTCCTAAAGTATCATCGTTATTAATTAAATCCTGAGCCAACGCGATAAACCCTTGAAGATCTTGTGAAGGATCAAGCGGTACATCAACTCCTCTGAGGGCGCGATTTGCCATCTCTTCAGGAGTAAATCTTCTAGTTGCGTTAGCAGGTGGTGTAATATAACGTGACCAATCTCTAATTTCAAAAGATTTTAATGCGTTTTTAGCAGCTTCGAATACGTTAGAGGCTGTTGATATACCTAACTGTAATAATATAGGATTCTGAGTTATTTGAAATATCTGATTAGCCCTGTCAATTCTAACTTGATTATTTGAATTAGAAGAGTTAGGTTCAATATCAAAATCAAACATTCCTTTTAGTTCTTCTCTACTTTGTACACGCCTAAAATACTGATTACCATCTGTTCCAATTAATCTAAATTCCATACCATCTGGCATCTTGTCTTGCAGCATATGAAACGTATACTTAAGGGCTTTTTTAAACCCTCTGTTTAACCTACGCAAGAATATATTTAAATTAGCGTTAGATTCATTAACTACAGCTCTAGCTCCAGTTGCTGTACGAGCAGCGCCCTGAGCACCAAGTACTCCTAGTTGTAAATCACTAATTCCTGTCATACGAGAAATAACACTAAATAAGGCCGCCTCTTCCTGGGTAGTAAAAGCAGTTCGATTTCCCAGATTTGGGAAGTTTACATCCCGATTAGGATCTTCGACAGGAATCATGTTCCCAGGTGACACAGGTAGGCGCTCTTTCGCCAGAGAAGAGGTAGCCCTATAAAATCCAAAAGGTACGCTTGAAATCATACCAAAATCAATCTTCATGTTATGCATAGCATCAATTTCTTTAGCTAACGTATAAGTTAACTCAACTAAACCGATAGCACTTGTTTGGCCTTTACGTTTATGAAATTCTGATATAGCATATGGTTTTAACCCTGTCTTCATAACTCGCCACAGATAGGTCGCCCTTAGTATTTCTCTAGTTTGTTTATGTACCCAGACTATGATATCAGATGAAATACCTGATTTATCTAAATTCACTGGAATATAGGCTTCTAATATTTGATAACGATCTGTCATCTCTTGCGCATCAGGAGAGCTCTCTCCAGAGCGTCTAGCACGATCTGATTTCTTATTAGCTGTGGTATCTGTCGTAGGGCGATTATTTCCACCCTCGATAACCTTGTTAACAGCTTTTCTATTAAATATACCTCTATCAGCTAGAGAGTGCAGTTTATGAGTAGTCATCCTTAACGTTTGAATAACCATATCTGCTTTATCGGGATCGCCCTCACCACCTACTATCAACAACTCTTCATCAGGTACTTGATCCCACATAGGGCCGTCAAATATCAACTCATCTTTTTTAACAGGTCTTTCGCCCTTACGTATCTGAGGGCGCATTTGTCCATTAACTACTTTATCTGGACCTGGCTCATCAAACTCTTCTATATCAACAAACCTTGTATATTCTTTTTCCCAACGCATCTTCAAAATTCCGCGCCCTGTGGTGCACCATTCCCAAATAAACTCGTCCATAGTGTTAGCTATTCCGGTGTTGTTGTTAGCCCAACTATCTACCGTATAACGCATAATCTCTTGTACGAGCTCGGCCCTTTCTACGTTAGCCTCGGTTCTTGATTTCACTTGAAACGATGGATCTTGATCCATGATCGCTGAAAACATCCTAGCGTGAAACGTTTTACATATAGTGTAAGCTGTTGGCATATGAAGGTCTGACATCCACTCTTGAGGTTTCGAGTAGATCGGGTCCATGAACTCATCAAGTTCTTCTAGTAAGATTCGTTGTCTATCAAGTTGCTCTTGTCTAAACCCGTTATATTTTTCCCAGTTAGTTGCTATTTTTTGCCCTATGTCTTTTTCTTTAAGGAGTGTAACTAGTTCATCTACGATTCGTTCTCTTAGGGGAGTTTCAGATTTTTTAACTTTTAGGGGATTACGTCTATTTTTAACAGTTTTACTGTTATCGTTAATATCTTGCATATTTACCCTTGTCTCCTGTTACGCCAATTGAGGGCGGTGGATGGCCCCTTTATTTTAGCACGTGATCTCGAATACCCTGGATTTGACATAAGGTAGTATTTACCGCAAGCTAAGAAGTCTTTTTTAGTGATATCAAGCTTAGGTTTAAATATCTCTTCGTTCTTATATTTCTGCCACTGAACGTTTTCAACGTTATCAACAAATCCTTTATTTCCTTCGAATACTCTAAGCTTAGGAGGTTTATCAACGTCTTCAGGTAAAAGGAGTGCGTCTTGTATCAGAGCTATCCAGCGTTCATCATCCTTTTCTTCAAATCTAGTAGACCTAGCTCTAACTCCACAATCAATTATAACGTCTATAAACGAAAGGGTGCCCTCTCCACCAGACGTAGGGCTCGCTCCTAGGGAGTCACATATTATATCTACGATCGGATAATCTGCATAAAACGGCCTAAGGGCGCGACCAAACTCTCTAGGGGTACATTTCATAGAAAGCTCTTTTATGTAATAATGATAGCCTTCAGGATCACAACCTAAGATAGCAGCTACACTCGGCTTAGCTGAAGCTGGATCTATGATCACCTTGCAAGGCCAATTCTCAGGCCAGTCAAAGGGTTTGACAATATGGCGCCCTCGGTCCCATAAGTGGGCTAGGGCTAACCCTGACATATCAAAGAAGTGACCGTGGAGTCTTGTTTTACGTTCTTGATCTGATAACCTTGATGAAAACTCTTCTATGTAACCTTCAGCTAAGTTTGCTCTGTTAGCTTCAGTATCACCGGTGAAGCAATCTGTATTTGCTCTTTCACCTCTGGACCAGGGCTCTATAACGTCAGTTCTTATCCAAGCTTGAGATACAGGTGTTCCTACTACTAAAACGCTACCTTTATGGCCCTTAGTTCTACCACCACGCTTCAACGCGATATATACGTGACGAGGAGGTGGTTCGTCACATGCTAAATGACCCCATTCAATCGATTCAAAAGCCAGGGTTTCTTGTTGATGAAACATAAACAGTATCTGAGAACCGTTAGGAAGTAATATCTCAGTTATATAGGGTTTTCCTCGTTTATTAAACGTCCATTTAGATACGTCAAACCACTTTCTGATCTCTAGTAACCAAACGTCTTCTACTTTAGGGGGGCGCGTCTAGTAAGCATATAACTCTTATAGGTACTTTATTAAACTCTTTAGATATAGGGTTGTAGCCTTTAGCTGTCCATATAACGTCATGTACTGCAAGTGCTGTTTTACCAAAACCGTTACCACAGGTAACCCAGCGCTCTTTAGCCTTTGATATAAATATAGGTAGCTGCTGTTCATGAGGAGTGAATACCGCGCCCTTTAGTTTTAGTCTTCGTTTCTTTTCTTGGATGTAATCATAGAGGCGATTCTTCTGCTTTCTTGGAAGTTTAGCTAATCTATTTGGCGTCCAAGTTTTCATCTAGATCCATCCACTTTTAGAATAGCTCCAATATTGTCTTTTACTGCAAGTGTTGCAACGTCTAACTTCTTTTTTAAAACAAACATAGTTCCATTTATGTCTATGAAGTAATTTCTTAAACCAATTCATTTTTAAACCTCAAATGTCAAATGTTAAAACCTAGAGTTGAAATATTTTATTCCATTTCTCACGCTCGATTAAAGCCTCCATACGCTTTTTTTCTTCTTCTTTAACTCTTTCTTTAGCAAACTTTAAAAGTAATTTTTTCATGTTTTTATTCATACCTGTCAAGATTCAGAACTAAAATCAAAATGGGTGAATCCATTGCAATATTTCCAAAAAGCATCCTTACACATTTTTTGCTCAAACTTCTCTTGAACCATAACGGTTAGGGCTTTTTGCATTCTCTCGTTGTTCAGTTCAAGTTTTTTAACTTCTGAATTAAATTCTTTGAGTTTGTTTTCATAAGTTTTTAGTAACATTGTTACTGTAATTTCTTCAGTCATACATCTCCATCCTTGTTAAAAAGTAGCGGTTCAGTAAATAGTGAAAAGTCATCGGCCAGCACCCGATCATGTTACCGATTTAATCCTGCTTGGTCCCGCCATAAATTTCCTCATTTGGTATTCCTCTATCAAAATTAAGGTCTTAACTGTTCCCAAAATTCAATTTTATCTTTATGTACTGGTACAACTATAAACGGCATTTCTAACCCACAACCATGATCAGAAATAACAAGGCCTCTATATCCTGGTATCGCTAGTGGTATATCTGGTTCGAATTTGTTTTTACATTTAGGGCACTCAATAGGCGTTGTTTTTATATTATAAGCCCTAGCCCATTGTTTAACGTCAACTATTGGGTATAAACTCATTGCACATCTCCATTCTTATCCTTTTTCATATCCTCATAGGGCGCGATATGGCGCCTATAGAATTCCTGTTGAGCTCCTGTAAGGGCACCCATAACGTCATTAAACGATTGATACCGTTCACCTTGGTATTTCATATAATTAATCATTAACCTTGTTATCGCGTAGTTTAACTGTCCAGGCGTTGCTATCTGAGAACAGTTGATTATTTCAGCTGTCTCACCTGGCAGCGGAGGGCGCGCTATGTCATCTCGTTCTTTTTGTGTTACGTAGGGCATTTTTTATCCTCTGACCAGACTATTAGCGTGCTAGGTATTCCCTGACAATTCGGCGCTGATCTGTACACTCTATCTTTATCTAAATATGAATAAGTCTCAACCACAGCTTTAGCTTTTAAGTCTATTTGAGTTAACGCTTTTGCTGCCTTGGTTGGACCCCACCAATTTTTATCCCCATGTTTCATTAATTGATCTAAAGCCTCTCTCGCAATAGTAAGTTGTGCTTTTAGCTTTTCGTTCTCTTCATTCCTCTTAACTATAGTTTTAGAAGATCTCCTAAGTAGTGACTCAGTTGTTTCTATGGCGTTATCATAAGCCGACTTCTCTATTACGTGTACAATTTCATCGCCCTCATTTATGATAGGATCTAGTTGATCTGCAAAACAAACTTTATCATCATTAAGCCATGATACATTTATTTTAAACTCTCTCACACTCATGATTTATCCTTCTCTTCATCCCTTTTTATAAAAGCTAGCATATCTAAATGATAAGCCATAGCTTCCATACTCGGATTTTCGTAGATTGGTTCTCGCTTCTCGTTAACGATTATTCTAGTCTTTAGACCGCCTGGTTCTTCAACTAATAAAACCTTTAAGTTACCTAACCCTACTCTTTTAGCGTATTCAGTTAAATCTTCTTCAAGCCAAAACTTATTACCTAATTCATTTACTGCTGGATCTTTTTTATCACTCATCTTCGCCCTTAGGATAATCTTTGCGATATCTACTTATAACCATTCTTGCTCTACGACCATACTTTACAACAGCCTCTCTTTTATTTATCTCAGTATAAAATTCTAATGTATCAACTAGCTTCTCTGCATAAGATTTTAGTTTGTAAATCTCTAAATTAAGAAAATGGTGTAAATATACGTTTTCTGCTGTTAAAGAATTATTCGCTTCTTTAAGATTCTTAATCTCGTTACTATACCGTTCTATTATTTCACCTGGACCCTCAGTCATCGTCCTCGCCCCCTTCCATCTCATCTAAATCCTCCATCTCAGATGATAATAACGCATCAAACTCTTTGTCATCAACGTTATGTAAAGCGTGTTGGTGCTGTTTTCTCTCAATTGGGCGCCCTTGGGTACGATCGAGGATGTCCTTGACGGCGGTCATGGCCTTTCCTGGATCTTCTTCTGTCATCATGATAATTACGGCCCTTGCTGCGGCCATATTTCCGTACTTTTCGTATATTTCCTTAGATTTCATCCCAGCCAGTATATCCTTACGTAGATCTTCAGGAACCATCTTAGAAAACCGCTCAAACTGGTCGAGTTCATCGAGACCTCTGACCATAGCGATCTCCTGACCGTTATTTGAGGAGTGCCGCTTAGTCTGAGACGTTCTTTTTACTGTTTTGGTCTTACGTTTACGTGCCATCGTTCTATTTTATCACCTTAGTTTGTTCTAAGGTATACCAGAGGGCGAAAAATGTCAAGTGAAAAAACAGTCAGCGACCAACTCACCACTTAACCTAAAGGTACCAGGTGACGGTAGCTTCTCAGCCTAAGCGCGTCTCACAACTTTGTCATCAAGTGGGGAGGCATGTGACGCCTTTGACCTTCTAATCTAGACCTAAGTCAGAGCCCCCGGGGCTCTTATCAAAAAGAAGGAACCTTTTAGCACACCATGCTTCGGTGGCACCTACTCGACATAGCAAGTAGGGGAGTATTAAGCGACTACGTTCGACAAATATAGTAATAATGATGAGCCAGCACCTCATAATGTTGTCGATTTAATCTTGCTAAGACCGTAGTAAAAATCCCTAAAAAGTGCTGTGGGCCAATCGCTACTTTGGCTAGGGAAATAGTCTGATCCCATTCATTCAATCTCTCTCGTACCTAGTCAGTCATCTAGGGTATCGGACTCATCCTGACTTAGAAGCCCACTGTTTAATGACCTGTGTTCGAGATTGGCGGTATTCCCTTCTGAGTTAATATTGCGTGTCTCTAATGGCCCGTCACTCTACCTACACTCGCTTTGCCTCAAAAGCTCCACGTGTCTTTGTAGGAACTACCACAGCTACCACGCCGCTCACAGCTAAAATCAGAAAAAATGGCCTTACGTGTCGTTTAACTCTGAACTATGCTTAAAAGAAATATCTTTCCTAAGCCTCAGACGAAATAAGACTTGCTAATCCTATTTCTCAGCACCACAACTAAAATTACTATATCAAAAAAACGCTGCGGTCCGATTCACAGAGCCTCTCGGTATTAGAGTCAGAATTAAGCCTTTCTGAAGGGCTGCGTCTAGTTGTTCTCCTACCACAGCTAAAACTAGTTTACCAGATCGGCATCAGGACCTTGATTCACGTTTTGAAGCGTGCCAGGGTTTTCATCTCCTTACTCTCCGTCTAACTAGTCAAGGGTGCAAAATTTGCCACATACCTGTTTTAAACACAATATACGATATATAAGATATACCCCATATTACTTGATATCACTCACAACCGAGCTCATCCCCAAAAAGTATGTGCATGGGGGCGTGGGTGCCCACGGACCGCCGCCCACCCCTTCGTTACAGCCTCCCAAGTTTCGGCCACCATATAGAAACCCTCCTAAGTACCTGGAATCACTAGGATTCAGC